ATTGTTACATGAGTGTCTTGAGTAGCAGCTGTATCACCAGCACCACCACCTTTACCACCAATTACTAGATTGATGTCTTCTGATTCTGTATCAGCAAACTTGTCATATCCAAGTTCCAGTTCACCAGCAGTTACAGCATGATCATCTGTTCCTCCGCTAAGTGAATCAATTGTAATTGGATGTAAAACTGTATAAGTAGTAGTTGTATCTGTTCCCCAGTTTGTACCACCAGAAACATGATCTGTCCAGTAGATGTAATTTGATTCTCTGAAAATTACGTCTGCATAGTAATTGCTATTACCTTGAGCAGTTCTAGCAACTGAACTTTTTGACACATTTGCATAGACTTCTAGAACACTAGAAGTTCTCTGGCCAGCAGCATCAGCATCGGATCCAGTGATATCACCTGTTGTATCATAAACAACAATGTGCATCTCATCACCAATACCACGGCCATTATCTTTTGACCACTGAGATTGTCCAACGGTATTTGCAAACAAATCGTGATATTTCCATTTCCGCCTTATATACGAATTATCTGCAATAGCATTTTGCAAACCACCAGCATTTGGATCATCTTTTAGACGAATTGTTAATACATTAGTTGTTGTATTGATAGCTGTTACTTCATATTCATTAAATTCATCAACTGGCACTGTAGCAGAAGTATCTGAAAAGAAAGAAATCATATCTCCTACATTAAATGCATGCCCCGCTTCATCTGCGTTATCAACCGTAATTGTATTAGCGCCAGCCGTTCCAGCACCAGCAACAAGTTGATTTGATGTGTCAACCACTTGCTCGTATCCTGTTGCAGTCGCACAAATCTGTACGCCGATTGAGTTACCCCAAGTACCAGCAGTACGGGCAGTCCACTCACCATGAGAACCCTGTCCTGTTGAAAAACTTGCAAGATAATCGTCATCATCCTTAATGAGAATACCACTATTCGCACCAGCATTTAAAACTGCTGATTCACAACGAACAACTTTAAGCGCATCTGAATATTGTAAAAAATTTGCAGCAGAAAACCAAGTTTCAAACTGATTACTCGTACTACTTGGTTTACCAAAAAGTTGTAGTAATTCTTCCTCTGAACCTACCGTAGTAACAGAAGAAACTGGGCCTTTTGCAAATGGGCCCGCAATTGCACCAATCGTAGTTTGTACGGATGGGACAACATTTGTAAGGTCAACCTCCCTGACTTGTACGCCAGGCGAAACTAAAAATGCCATATCTTTACTCCTTTGTAAATAGAGTGTATTTTGTTATTTCATTAATATTTATAAAAAAACAATTTGCAATAATTCATTTTATATGTGGAACTACATATAAATAAATTCATGACAAATGAACATTATGAAAAGTATAAAGACACCATTAAAAAAGTATCTCAGCGCAATTATCGTAAAAGAATTGTTGTGTTAAATAAATTTTTATCTGATAAATCTTGCAAGCATTGTGGCGAAAGCGAAACAATATGCCTAAAGTTTCATCCTCATGATGCTGAAATACGAAAGATTACAAAGAGAGTTGGAATTAATGATGAAAGTAGAAAAGAAATAATTAATCTTATAAACAATTCCTCAATATTATGTTCAAATTGCTTGATAAAAGTTGATAATGATTTGATAGAATTTATTTAATTAACTAATCTTGACCAGCATTACCACTAAAGTATTTTTCAAATTTATCTTCTTTACCATTAAACTCTTCAGCCTCAGGTAATGGGTCAGATTTAACTGTAACATTAGGCCATTTTTCTGAATATTCCCTATTCAGTTCCAACCATTTCTCACCTTCAGCCTCTACATCTGGAAGAATTGCTTCAGCTGGACATTCGGGCTCACAAACTCCACAATCTATACATTCATCAGGATGTATCACCAACATATTTTCCCCTTCATAGAAACAATCTACAGGGCAAACTTCTACACAGTCAGTATACTTACATTTTATGCAAGCCTCAGTCACTACAAACGGCATTTAATTCCTTTCTTACAAATTAGTATTAATTACCAATCTGATTCATAATTTCTGACGATTGGAGCCCATTTAGTTCCATACTCATCAACCATTTCACCGATATTTTCATCTTCCAATCCATTAATAACAAAACCAAATGGCGCCATATCTTGTTCTAATGCATCTTGTTGTTCTCTCATCATTGTACCACGAATATCCATATCTGTCAACTCTTTAAAATATGTTTGATCTGTTGCCCATGCAAATATAAACATACATGCAACTAAATCATCTGTACAACCACCATCAGCCTCAAAAGAACTTCCTTTAACGATAAATGTAGATAATTCACTAATAATTTCTAAATCCTCTACAATTAACTTATCATCCTCAATCATTTGTTTTAAGTTAGAACAACCTATTCTTTTTACCGCCTTTGTTGTTCTTACTCCCAATTGTGCTCTGCCTCCTGAGAAGCCCCCTCCAAGGACTTGTCCTGCTCGCCCACGCATAGAAGCCATAATTAGGTTGTCATACTCCAAGTCAAACTGCATAGCGGTTGCAACCTGTTCTCCTATATCATTTACCTCTATAAGCACAAATGCTTGATTATATGCTCGCGCAACCTCATATATCTTTGCTGGAAATAACATAGGTTTAATTTCATTATCTCGGAATTTTGCAACAATACGATAAGGCATTTCTGTTACATCAAATACCAAAAATGCAGAATAATCATTTGATGTTCCACGCGAAACATCAGCTGTAAGAACATACGTATGTTCTTCTTTTGGTTTATTATACAATTCTAATCCAGCATTTGACTGTATTGGATTTTTATATGCAAGTACTCTTAATTTTGATGGTGAAATCAATGTATCAATAGAACCAAGAAACTCACACTCAAACTCTGTATTGAATTGCGATTCAGAAGTATTTTTTATTGTTTCTGCTTTCCATTCCTCATCACGGCCTGGCACTTCACTCCAATGTACTTCAATTGGAATATAAGAATTTCTTTCATTCTCTGCATCTGACCATAACTTGTAAAACATATTCATACCATGTGGTGTTGATACAATCATAACTTTTGTTGTTTTACCAGATGATATTGTAGGATATACAGAACTAAAGAATTGTTCTGCAACATTAGATGGTACATATGCAAACTCATCCAGAAATATAATATTGTATGAACCACCACGAACAGCAGATGCTGATGTAGAAGAAGCAAGAATTTTAGAACCATTTTCTAATTCTAGACTACCTTTATTCCAAGACATAACGCCTTGTTGCAACCAGCCAGGCAAATGTTCATATGCAAGTTGCAATCTTCCTAATAAATCTCTTGCTGTTGCAGCCTTGTTTGCAAGAATTGCTACATTTACAGAAGGATTAAATAAAACGTAATGAAGTAGATAAGCAATAATAGTAGTTGATTTACCTGATTGTCTTGGAAGCTTACAGATAGTGAAACGATTATTATGAAAAGTTCCCACCATTTCTTTTTGAAAATCATATAATTTAAAAGGAACTAAACCTTCATCAAGAGAAACAATCTTAATGTATTCCTGTATAAAATACAAAGGATCTTTCATACACTTAGCGTATTCTTCAACCTCTTGCTTTGTCCACTCTTGAGTGACATTAGCTTTCTTTAGATTTGGATTTCCTAGATAAGTTTCCATATTTAACCTTGTATTAAAAAGTTACACGCTATACTTATTCTTATGGAGTCCTCTATACTCATTGCAACTCCATGTTCTAACCAACTTGGAAATAATATAACTTCACCAGATTCAAAAGGACGTTTACTAATTGTATTTGTATATGGTTGCTTTAAAAAATTATGTGATGAATCCATATACTCTTGAATCCTTGGGTCTTTAAAATAAATATTCGCATTTCCTGTAGGTGTGACATAATAGACACACGACCAACTAGCTTCCTCATGTATATGAGGCATTGTACATTCACCTTTTCTACTGATGTTTGCCCAACTATTCAATAAACGTATTTCTGCATCATCTCTATATACAGTACTTAAAATTTCATTTACTTTTACAATTAAACCTTTTCGTAGTTCAGAAAACTCTGTATCTGTTTCAAATAAGTCTTTGTTACTTTGCCATCCACTACCTTGTATTGGATTAAATTTAAAACCTAAACCTTGTTTTTCTTTTTCTAAAATATGTTGTGAAAATTTTTCATTTGTATTTGAAGAAAGAGTGTCAAGTTTGAAAGTATAAATTGTGGTAGGCCACAAGTGTTGTCTTTCGATTGTCATAATATATTCCTATGTGTCAGTATTATCCTTTAGCATATTTTGTAGTTCTTTTGTTGAACCCACAAATAAAGCATTTGTTACATTCTTTGGTGCATTATTCGGCACTTCTTTTAATTTACGCATTTTTTCTTGTAAATCACCAAGTTTTTCGGTTACTTCTGCAACTTGTTTAATAAGATTTCCAGCCACCTCATACGCTCTTGGATGTTCACCTTCTTTTGCAAGCTCCAATATACCTTCAATGGCATTAGAACCTTGATCGACTAATTTATAGAAATTTTGTCTTTGATAATTATAATCACTATTAATATCTTCTTCGTCAGATAAAGAAACTACTGGTAACTTTTCAGAAGAAGTTGAATTTATAATCTTTGGATTAATTTTTTCTACGATACCAAGTGCTTTATCAATACTTAGCATATTTTCTTTAGTCATTATTTATCTTCACCTGTTTCTGAATCATAATTTTTTGCATCCTCAAAGAATGATGTAGTTTCATTAAATCCAAAATCATCATCTGCACTGGCTGTACTTGGGTTTGGTGTAACAGTATATCTTTGTTCGCGTTTTGGTGAGTTTTCTTCTAAGTCTGTATATTGATCGACTGTAACTGTTTTGATAACCTTACTAGAAGTAACAGGGCCGTACAGATAAAATTTAGCAGTAAAAGAAAGTGTATATATTAATGCTCTACGAGAAGTAAAATCACCTTCATAACTATCTTCATATCCTATACTATTTAGGACAATAGGAACATCTCTTTTAATTCCCATATCTGCCATATCATTAATAGTTAATGTATAATCTGGTTGAAAGTATGGAAGTATTTGTTCTACAATCTGTAATGCATCATCAGACTGTTTTGCCATAATATATAATTCTAATTCAAGATTATAAGGAACAGGCATATATTGTGCATCTAATTGTTTACTTTCTACGCCCTTAACCTTTTTAAATTGTTGAACACGATTTAATTTACGCCCAGAATCATAAGCAAGATTTTTAATCTCAAATCCAATTCGTGGTAAAGTAATCGCAACTTGTTTTGTCAAATCTGCATCTTCACGCAATCTTACTAAAAACTTTTCTCTGGGGCCATATGCCAGAGGAACTTTCATAGATTGTATTATAACACCAGAGTTGTCTTTACGAATAAGTTGGATATCATTAAATATCGTTCCAAAGGAAACGATAACTTTTCTGATTGTTTCGTGATAGAACTGTTGTCCTAACATAATATATTCTCCCTATTCATTACTTCATATTCCCATTATAAATTTTCTCATTTAGTTTTTGCATTTGCATTTCTAGCTGACCAATTTTTAAATCTTGGCGCACATCAGATGGTAAAGAACCTGAGCCCCACTTGCCAGCTGGCCACAGCTCGACAAAATCTGAGTTTTTATTAACATCTTTTGCGATCATTTGTATTTGAAAATCGTTATGTTGTACAGTTGCACTTAATGTTGCTAACCACCAAACAGCAGCAGCGGCTTGTATAAACAATCCAACAGCTAAAGTAATTATAAATTTCTGATCCATTATATATTCTCCATTTATGCAATAGTAGCAATAGGTGATGCAAGACATTCTACTTGCCATGTACCATCTGTACCATCATCTACTATGCAAGTAATTCTTGCTCTTGATCCTACTACTGTACTATTTACAAATGTAAGTGCATCACCAGCATTATCAAGGACTGCGTTTGCAGCAGTACCACCAGCAAGACTTAATGCACCAACAAATCCACCACCAGAACCAGCAATATTAACGATTGTAGTTTTATCACCAGCAACAGCTACCCTTACAATAAGATCATAGAATATGCCTGGATTTGATGTAGCGGCCGCCGGTAAATTAATTACATTATCTTCTGTACCATCAATTAATATTGTTGCACCAGATTGTGCAGCAGTTAGTGAAGCAGTTACAGCTGAAGTAGTATTAAAAGTAGAAACTATTGTTTTTCTACCAGCAACTGAACCACCTGTAATTGCACCAGT